CGCGACGTCGCAGACGCTCCGCATGCAGGCGACACAAGAGGGGCTCGTGCCGCTCAAGGCCTGGGTGAAGAATGCGCTCGATCAGATCGTGCAGGTCTATCTGAAGCAGCCCGATCTCGAATTCGCCTGGGTCGGGGACGACGCAGTCGATCCCTTGCAACAGGCGCAGACGCTGGTCGCCCTGGTCGGCGCCGGGATCAAGACGGTTGCGGAGGCGCGGGCGGACCTCGGGCTGGCGGGGGCGGAGAAAGTCGCGAAGTTCAATCCGTATCATGACGAACAGGGGCAATTCACGACGGCCGAGGGGGCGGTCGAGCCGGGGACGCGTGTTCATCTGAAGCCGGATGGAGGCGTGCAGGTCGCGGAGAACGAGTACGGCCCGACGACGGATACAGGAGGCGGTGGCCCGGAGGTTGCGATAGGCGGACCGATGTTTGAGGAGCCTCCGGTCGAACCGCCCAAGGTCGAACCGCCCAAGGTCGAACCGCCAAAGCCGAACGAATCCCATCCGAACGCTGACGCACCGGCACGCGTGGCATGAGCCCGGTCGAGCAGATCGCGCTCACCATCAATATCGCGCTGCGGCGCAAGCAGGCGACGCTCGACTATTACAACACCGGATCGATCCCGGATTCCTTCGCCACCCTGCCGAAGGACTGGACGGTCGATCAGATCAAGCAGTTTCAGGATTATTTCGACGCGCTGATGAGCGGCAACCTCGCGCGCCGCCGCATGGTCAAGTTCATGCCGGCCGACTTCAAGCTGACCGAAACCCGGCAGCCGCCGCTGAAGGATCAGTACGACGAGTGGCTCGCCAGGGTCATCTGCTACGCCTTCTCTGTGCCCGCCTCCGCCTTCGTCACCCAGGTCAATCGCGCGACGTCGCAGACGCTCCGCATGCAGGCGACACAAGAGGGGCTCGTGCCGCTCAAGGCCTGGGTGAAGAATGCGCTCGATCAGGTCGTGCAGGTCTATCTGAAGCAGCCCGATCTCGGATTCGCCTGGGTCGGCGACGACGCCGCACATTTTCAATTTCGCTCAGGCGGGCTCCGCCGACGCGAGACGACTACAACGCCGGGTTGATCCCGCGCTCCCTGCCATTGCTGCCCGATCGGTACGCGGCTACGCCACTGCAAACTTCACGGAGATCAAAATGTATGTCTTCGGCTCCGGCGTGCTGATCGGCACGCCGTCGGGCGGTACGCCCATCAACTTCGGCCTCGCTCAGGAAGTGACACTTAACATTTCAACAACGACCAAGGCGCTATTCGGTCAGAACAATTTCCCCGTCGCCATCGGCAGCGGCACGCGCAAGATGACCGGAAAGGCCAAGCTCGCTCGAATTTCGGGCCAGGCGCTCGGAAATTTGTTCTTTGGCGTCAATCCGAGCACAGGCGGAGTGCAGACTCAGTTCGGCGAAGTCACGAGCGTACCCGCGGTGTCGCCGTTCACATATTCTTCCGTTTATCACGCGAGCTTTGTCGCCGATCAAGGCGTCGTATACGCGTCCACCGGTCTGCCGATGAAGGCGGTTTTCTCAGCACCGAGCGCAGGGCAGTATTCTGTGTCGTCAGGCGTTTACACATTCAGCTCCGCGGACGCCGGTGCGGCCATCCTGATTTCTTACAGCTACGGCGTGACCACGGCTGGCGAGAATATCGTCGTCACCTCACAATTGATCGGTCCCTCGGTCACCTTTTCAGCGAATCTCTTCGCCTCGGACCCCACGACCGGTAAGCAATTTTCGCTTCTGTTGTACAATTGCGTCGCTGAGAAATTGGCGTTTGGCACCAAGCTCGAGGATTTCGTGATGCCGGAGCTCGATTTCCAGTGCTTCGCGAACGCGGCCGGACAGGTCTGTCAGATCAACTTCGGAGACTCCGCATGAGTGAAGAACACTTTGCCGTCGCCTTAGGCGCGCGGAGTTGGTCGCTTCCGCACCTGCCGTTCCGTGTCATCAAATCAATCCAGCCTGCTTTGTTCAAGGTGTACGAAGAGGCGGGCGGCAGTGGGGCGGCGAGCCTCTCGGAGGCGCAGATCGATAACCTCGCCAGCGCGGTCTGGCGCGCGGTCTCGCATGTCGATCCAACGCTGACACTCGACGATTTCCTTGCTCTGCCCTTCTCTGTCGCAGATCTCTTGTCCTCGCTTCCCGCTATCGCGCAAGCGGCAGGGCTCCGAACTCAAACGGCGACGGCGGAGGCGTCGCCCAACGCGGGAAAATAGATTTCGACGCTCTGATCGCCGAGGTCGTCGCGGTGACTGGATGGACTTGGGACGAGGCTCTCGATAGCCTCACCGTGCCGCGCTTCCTAGCTCTTCGTGAGGAGTTGAAGCGACACCCCCCCGCGCATTGGCTGCTTGCGGCTGTCTTGCGACGCCGCGATCCCGATGAAGAGCGTGTTACGCGTAATCCTTCGGTCGCGGAACTCGAAGTTGCGCTACGGTGATGTTGCGCCAAACGTCGGTATGGGAGCTGCGCCAAAATGTCCGATGCAAATGTCTCGGTAAACTTCAGCGCCTCAACCGGCGACTTCGAATCCGGCTTGGCATCAACCCGCGAGGCGTTGGCCACACTTGGCGCCTCCGTCGGCGAACTGAATGGGAAATTTGCCGCTCTGGGCGCAGCGCTCGCCGAGTCGCAGACTCGCGCCTCTCAAGCCCTGGCGCAAGGAAATAACGCCGCTTACGCGGACGCCTTGCGAGCCGCGCAGGAAGCGATTTCCGGTCAAATCAGAGCCGAGCAGGATGGACTGCAGGAGAAGTTGAAGGCATACGCGGATGACGCCAAGAACCAACGTCTTTCGGAGCAGGAAAAGCTGGCGGCTTCGCGCGAGGCGATTGAGGCGACCTACGCGGCCGAACTCGATTTGGCGGCGAGGAAAGGCGAACTCGCAGCGAACTCGCTTGCACAACGACAGCGCATTAACAACGAGATCGCGCAGCTTGAGCGGAATGAACAAAAGCAACTCGAACAGCTGACCCGCGAATCTTTGGATCAACAGACACAAGAATATACCAAATTCGGTGATGGCGTCACCAGCGCGTTCAATTCGCAACTGCGCGGAATGTTGTCCGGGACTGAAAGCTGGCGCGACGCCCTTCGGCAGACACTCGGGCAACTCCTGATCGATTTCATCGAGTCGACCGAGAGAAGTGTGGTTCAGTGGGTCGCGGGAGAGGCCGCAAAGACGGCGGCGACGACGAGCGGCGTTGCGGCGAGGACTGGCGCCGAGCAAGGCGGAGCTGCGGCGTCTCTCGCGGCCCAGAGCGGCACGATTGTGCGATCGATCTTGAGTTCGGCAGCAGAAGCATTTGCAGGCGTATTCGGCTTTCTCGCGCCGATCATGGGTCCTTTCGCTGCCGGGCCCGCCGCCGCGGCGCAGGCCACCGTAGCGAGCGCCGTGGGCGCCGTAGCCTCCGCCGACATCGGAATGTATGCAGTGCCCTCCGACATGCTGACGTTGGTTCACCACAACGAACTCATCATGCCGGCCTCGGAAGCGGGTGCGTTTCGGTCGTTGCTATCGAGCGGCGCACAGGGCGATGCCACTGCTGGCAATACAAGGGCGGTTTCGATAACGCCGACGACGCATTTTCACGTCAATGCGCTGGATGGCGCCAGCGTCTCGCAATGGATGCGAAACAATTCGCGGCAAATGATGAAGGCGATCGACGAATCCGTTCGACACGGCGCCCATCTGGGTCTGCGCCGCATCGCGGCGACATGACCGAATGACGCCACGCCTGAATGGCCGGAGTGCAGGCGCCGCATCGACTTAGAGATCAAAGTGATTTTTTAAGCGATCCCAGCTGCCAAAGGTTTCAACGCGCTGACGACGCCATCGTAGAGTTTGCGGCCCCATGGTCGCTTCCACGCTAACCCAAGACGAACATGGCGACCCTCACCGGCGTTCATCTTCTGCCCGCCACGGGCGAGTTCACCTACGACACCATAGCTTACGTCGGCCAGCGTGTCGCGGAGACGAACCTGTCGCCGATCAACACATACGCAGGCCAGTCGCCGACGACGGATTATTCCGTTTCGATGAACCAACTGCAAACGCAGCATCCCGAGTGCCGGACCGTCTCGATCGTCTGCGCTTGGTTTTGCGATGGCCTGACTGCGGGCTCATGCCGCGTTTACCCCTCCACCACCTACATCGGCGGGATGTTCCAAAAGGCTGCCGGCGGCCCCGACGTCTGGCGCTGTTCGGGACTTACGCAGTCGAGTGTCGGCCTGATCGCCATACCAACAGCCGCGAACGGAACATTCATCTACGGCGGCACGCCGAGCGATCAAAGTCTTGTGCGCTGCATTCAGGATTTGAAATCGCGCGGCTTCCGCGTCGTGTTTTATCCGTTCCTGCTCATGACGGCTTCAGGCCTTCCCTGGCGTGGGCGCATCACCTTTTCGCCGGATGTCTCCAGCGCCGCGGCGGCGGCCGTCGACGCGTTTCTGGGAACCGCGGCGATCTCGCAATTCGCGCGCGACACAAGCAACCTGACCGTCGCCTATTCCGGCTCATCCACCGATTGGACCTACCGGCGGATGATCTTGCACTATGCAAACCTCTGCGCCGTCGCCGGCGGGGTCAACCTGTTCATCATCGGCTCGGAATTGCGCGGGCTGGAGACGATCCGCGGGCCTGGTTGGACGAAGGCCGGAACTACGGACGGGTCCGGCAATGCGATATGGGACTATCCCTTCGTCGCAGGCCTGGCGCAACTCGCATCGGATGTGCGTTCGACCCTGGACAGCGCGGGATTGACGCGAAATCCTTCAGGCTTGCAAAACCTGATCGCTTATTCCGCCGACTGGTCGGTCTGGATGGGCTTCCAGCATCCAGGGGAAAATGGCCAATGGCCACACCTCGACAGCTTGTACGCCAGTTCGAACATCGACTTCGTGTCATTCGACAACTATCTGCCACTGAGCGATTGGACGACGGGTAACGGGGGACTCGACGCTCTGAACTGGCGGGCGCCCGCACCTGCTTCGTGGCCTGTGTCGATGCCCGGTTCGATCGGGTTCGGACTGACTTCGGCGCCTTCGATCTATTCGACGCCGTACTTACAGGCCAATATCGAAGGGGGTGAGAAGTTCAATTGGTTCTATGACGACGGCGTCAACGCCGGCGCGGGCGGCGATCCGCTCGGCTCCGGCCTGATCGTCAGCGTGCCGCAAGGTGATCGCGCGACGCAGACGCGCCGAGCCTATGCCGCAGACCAGCAACTACTCGCCAACAAACAAGTGCGTTGGTGGTGGAACAACAGCCACCGTGCCGTTTATGACACTGGCGCCGGTTGGGCGCCGCAAGGGCCGCAAACGGAATGGGTCGCGCAGTCGAAACCGATCCTGTTTCTCGAATATGGCGTTCCTTGCGTCGACAAGGGTAGCAACCAGCCGAACCTGTTCTACGCGGCCTCATCGACCGAGAGCGGCACGCCCTATTGGTCGGCTTGGGCTTCCTCCGCGGGCTTGGCGATCGAGCCCGTGCGCGACGACACCATCGCCGAACTCGCGCTCGACGCGATCTACGATTACTGGCAGGTCAATAACGCAAGCGCCGGTCCGGTTCCGATGATCGAGTGGGCGTTCTGCTGCGTATGGAACTGGGACGCGCGGCCGTTCCCATGGTTTCCGCAGCTTTCACAGATTTGGGGCGACGCGGGCAATTGGGCGACTGGGAACTGGCAGACGGGCGGTCGGGTATCGTTGCCGCCGCTCCCATTTTCGCCGGCTCCGCTCCCGGGCAATTATACGCAGTTCCCGAGCCTGTCGACGCTGGGTTGGTCGGTTTACGTCCAGCCGAAGTTCGCCACACGGATCGCGCCGCACGTCTCAGGACGGGAAACACGAATGGCGTCTCGTGCGCTGGCGTATTGGAATATCGAGATTACTTACGACCTGTTGCGCGCAGATGCACGGGCCGAATTGCAGACAATCGCTGGATTTTACGCGTCTGCCGGCGGCCAGGACACAGGCTTCTGGTTCGCGCCGCCGGGGCTTTCGTCGATCGCCGGCAACGTGCTCGGAACAGGGGATGGAACAACAACAATCTTTCCCCTCGTGGCCAATCTCGGCGGCGCGTCGGAGCTGGTTCAGGCGACAAGTGGAGTTTCCACAGTTTACCTCGACGGCGTCGTCCAATCGGGTGGCTGGTCCGTTTCCGAGGGCTATGCGCCGGTGATCGCATTCACAACGGCGCCGAGCGCCGGCGCGACGGTCAGCGCCGACTTCGACGTCCTATGGCTCTGCCGTTTCGCGGAAGACGTCGCCGACTTCGAGAACTTCATGGCGCTGCTATGGCGCTGGCGTATGGTGAAGCTGCAAACAACGAGGCCGTGAGATGAGCAAGCGGGACCGCCGCATCCTACGCGCCATCGAGCAGGGCGTGCGCACCTCGCGCGATCTCGCTCAGTTGTTTGGCGCCAAGCAAACGCAAATGGCGGTAGCGCTTTCGCGACTCGCCGGGCTCGGCCTCTTGGAATTCAGGTCACGCGAGCAAGCTCTTTCGCGCGGGCGTCCATGCAACTGCTGGCGCTCGACGAGGTCGCCGGCATGACCCTGCCCGTCTTTCCGGCCCTCGCTGGCCAGTCGATCGACGTAAGAAAGAAGGCCGTCTTCTCGACGATCGTCGCAAATCATGTGTCTGGGCGTGAGGTTCGCGACCCGCTCTACGCCAATCCGATCTGGCAATTCGAGGTAGCTTTCGAAGGGCTGGACGGGACGCAAAATGGGCAATACGGCGCGCTTGGCGCTTCCTCCCTGCAGGCTCTCATGGGCCTTTTCCTTCAGTGCCAAGGTCAATTCGGGCAATTCGTCTTCTTTGATCCGACCGACTATCAGGTAAACAATCAGACTTTTGGGACAGGCGATGGCTCGACGACAACCTTTCAGTTGACGCGAAGCTTGGGGACTTTCACGGAACCGATCGTGATCCCCGTGATTTCGGCAACGACACTTTCCTTTCCAGGTCGCTCTGGCGTCCCGGCGGCCGCGCCAATAATCACAGTCGACGGTTTGCAAGCAAGCGCTTCGAACTACACGATCTCCAGCCCCGGTGGTATCGTAACGTTCATGACAGCGCCCGTCCCGGGCGCCGCTCTCTCGTGGGCAGGCTGCTTCGGATTTCTCTGTCGCTTCAACGCCGACGATCTCGAGTGCGAGCAGTTCATGTCGAACCTCTGGAAGGCGGAAAGCGTGAAGTTTCGATCCGTACGAAGCCAATGAAGTCCGCGAACTCAGCGGTTCTGGCCGCGATCGATTCCGCTCGCGCCGCTCTCGACGCTCCTATTGTATTCGCCGACTGTTTCACCTTCATACTCGCCACAGGGACGGCGCTGACCTGGACCAACGTCGATCTTCCCGTCGTCTATAACGGCGCCACCTTCTCGGCGACCGGGCCGCTGGTGCAGGGCCTCAAATTCAAAGCCAGCGTCGGCCTCGAGGTCGACAAGCAACAAATCACGATCTCCGCGCGTCCGACGGATATCATCTCCGGCAATCCCGCATTGCAAACGATTCGCGAGGGCGCCTTCGACGGCGCGAATGTGCAGCGCGATCGCGTATTCCTGACAGCTATTGGGGGGACCGTTATTGGCGGCGTGACGATGTTTCACGGCCGCGTCTCGACTGTCGACAACGTCGGACGCACGAGCGCGCAAATCACGGTGGCGAGCGATCTCGTCATCCTCGACTACGACATGCCGCGGAACCTGTTCTCGCCGACGTGCGTGCATACCCTCTACGACAGCGGCTGCGGCGTGATTCGGGGAACCTACGCGGTGAATGGCGCCGCCGGCATCAGCTCGACCGATGCCGTCATCGAAACCAGCCTTGCCGTCGCGCAGCACGCGCAGGGCTCGATCGTGTTCACCAGCGGCGCCAACGCCAACGTGCGCGCGACGGTCAAGAGCGTGTTCGCCGGCGTCTCGTTGACGCTGATGTATCCGCTGCCTGAGACGCCTGCGGCTGGCGACGCGTTCACCGTCTATTTCGGTTGCGATCACACCCGCGGAACCTGTCAGAACCGTTTCGCCAACCTGACTAACTTCCGCGGTTTCCCCTTCGTTCCG